ATGGAAATCACAGAGTTGTCCTTGCCTTCGCCATACAAGGTAGCAAATGGAGGAATCACAATGGTTGCATTGACTTTGTAAACACCAGCAGGGAAAAACAAGCTTCTTCGTATCTGCGGGTTGACTTCTCTGCAAAATAGTTGATACAGTGCGCGATTAATGGCATCGGTGTCGTCTGTAACGCCGTCTCCTACTGCGCCAAAGTCTTTGACACTGGCATACTGGTCTAGCCAAGATTGTAGACTTTGGCTGACTGGGGTTCCGGGAGTGGGGCCAGTTTGAACTACGTAACCAGCTGCTTCACCTTTGTAGGTGTAAGTGGTTTGAAATGCCAATATGTCGGAGAATTCTGTGAGAATTTCTGTGTTGCCAACAACTGGGGCACCTTCTTCCAGTGTGCCGTTGCCTATGAACAAGCGACGTTCATCGATGCTCCAGCCCAATTCTGCACCGGCAAGCTGAGGTAAATCTTGTTGTAAACCTTTGCGGTTTGTAATTCTTGAAATTTGAACAATAGCCACTGTGATAGTCCTTGATCTATCACATATTTAGCGTGTCAAGTAGTATAGCTCTACTCGTTTCATCCACTCGTTCGACCAGTGCGCAAACTCTGCGGGTTCAACTTCAAACTCCAGGTATTCTGGGGTGGTATAGCTGCCGTCTTCTAGCTGTTTGGGTTGGCACGCCATTAAAATAACACCTTGATCAATGGTGGTTCCATGCATTTCATTGTGAGCTGCTGCATACGCTGCCAACTGCAAGAAATAGTCTTCGATCCACTCACGCTTCTTAGGCCGGTTGGTTTGTTTAAAGTCCATGATAGCAGGCCGACCCTTCCACATACCAATCAAGTCTGTTGTCCCTGCATATAACCCACTGTAATACAATGGGACTTCTACACCCCAAAATTCGTCTACGTGCTGGAGACCTTTGAGGATTACTTCAGCAGCCATGAACCAGCTTGGGTGTGCAAAGGGATTGTCAGGCAATGGCTTCATGTCCCCTTTCAATACATATTCTTCCAAGTAAGCATGCATTCGTGTTCCACGGTTAGCAGCTTCTGTGGTGATTTCTTGAGCCTTGACTTCGCCCACACGCTTTTTCCAGTTGGCCAAAGCTTCCACCTTTTCCCTGGGTTTGGTTTTGTCAAGAATGGTTGTGACACTGGGCACCTTGCTACCATCAGGCAAACAATAATGGCGTTTGCCATCAATGGTGGTGCGGTCAAGAGGTGCGTAATTATAGCGTGGTGTAATCATTATACAACTTTAAAAAATTCAGCTTCGTTTAGTATTTGTTTTAATTGGGGAATAATTTTGGAATCTAGCAGGACTTTGTAGCCTTCTCTGAGAGTAAAGATTAGCTTGCCGTCTTTTACTTCCACAGTGCAATAGACATCGCCTGCAGGTGTGACAATTTCTCTCATAATTTGTCCTTTGGTTTTTGTATCTTTCCGGCAGCAAAACCGTCGGGTATTGGGGATTCTTTTATAATCATCATGTTTTCAAAACCATTTGTAATCCACTGTTTTCCTTTGGATCTATTGTTAGGTAATTGGGCAATTCTTTTTAAGTGCCCAGATTCGGCATTTCTCTTGCCTTGAGTTTTACCGCCCTTGGATGCTGATTTTAATCTCTCTGCTGGGTCAGCAAACGATCCTTTACCTCTGCTGATAGTAGTGCTACCACCTTTTCTGCCAGCAGCCACCGGATCACTTAGTTTCTGTATTTTTTGAATATGTCCAGATTCAGCATTTCGCTTGCCTTGCAGTTTTCCGTTTTTTGATCGCATATCAAAAAGTTCATCAGGATTCATCAATGCAAACCCCCATTTTATGCCCAACTCTTTTCTTTTCTTTGCTAATGCTTTTCCGCCGATCGATGCATATATTTTTCTAAATTCAGGATCTTGAGCTTTTCCAGACAACATATAGTAAGCACACAAGTCTTCTTTTTTTCCGTGCTGTTCATAAAGCTTTAGGTGTGCTTGAGAATGTTCTTCAACCGTTAACTCTATTAGATTAGATGGGTCGTCTGTTCCGCCCATGTGTTTAGGAATAATGTGATGTATATGTTTCATAAATGTGCTTCTGCATGTTGCACTTTATTTATCAAGACGACTTACATTTACACCACATTTTTTTAGAAATTCAACCCCATCATCTGATCTATATTGTTCTCTAAAGTATACGTTTTTGATACCAGCACCGTATATGCTTTTGGCACACTCAAGACACGGAGCATGGGTAATAAACATAGACGCATCTTCTCCCCCGGCTCCACCTCTTTTTGCTAATTTGTCAAGTGCATTTCGCTCAGCATGAAGAACCTCGAGTTTGGTTTTCAGTCCTGCAGTTCCGTCTTGTTGGTAAACTTCATCTTCGCAGTTGTTGTCCCAACCTGCAGGCATGCCATTGTAGCCGTAGCTGATCACAGTGTCGTCTTTGACAATCACCGCGCCCACCTGCAGGCGTCGAGCATGACTGAGTTCAGCAGTGCGCCGAGCCCAGTCCATGTATAGGTCAATGTATTTTTGTTTCATTGTTTAATAAAATTATTTAAGATAATGTAGTAGAGTTTTTTCAAAGTGTTGTAATTGATTGTCGTAATAGTGCCAAACTCTCTTTTGATTTTTTAATAATCTTGTCAGAATCTGACTTCTATCAATTTTATTTTTAATCAGATGTAAATTGTCAGTGAACATGCAGTCAATTCGACTATGAATGTTATCGATATTGTCGTAACGATGATTTATTATATCGTCGAACACATCAAATCCTTGAGATCTAAGGTATTCTATTGTGCCCGGATTTGCAATCAACATAAAAGGATGTAGGGCCAAGATTGCATGTATAGTTTTTTCGGTTATTGGTGTAATTGCACATGTTTCTAATACAATGCTTCCGCAAGCTGAATTATAAACATCCTTCAATGAAAAAAAGTTTAATCCATTGGCTATCTCTGGGCTACAATTGGGAATAGTGTTGTAAAAGTCTATTTCTCCAAAAAATTTATCTGAACCAAAACTGAACACAAAGTCATCAGGATATCTATCAATCCAATTTTCTTTTACTATCTGACGGTGGTTTCTAATAGTCCTAGTAAGACATAACCATTGCCCGGGTGTTGAATCGTTGTTGATTACAAATTCTTCTTTTATTTTGTATTTTAAATCAATGAGATAAGCAATGTTTGAAATCGTATTAACGCATAAGCCAACTGGCACAATAGATCTTAGATTTTTTGTTATCTCGATTGGTTGTAAAAAATCTTCGTTTAACAAAAAAAAGGTACCAGTGATGTTATTACTAGTTAACCAATGATCAAGATAATGATATTGTTCCTTCGGCGGGTAATCATATCCGATGATAATGAAAATTCCCTGAGGACAGTTTTTAATAGCTTGGGCAATATCCTGCCAGGCAGTGTGCGGCCAAAAAACAAAAATTTCGTTAAATTGTCTTCTGGTCCACAAGTAAATCAGACTTTTGATAATGATTTCATTGTTCATTAAACTCTAAAACTTTCTCCGCAGCCACAGCGATCACGTTCGTTGGGATTGCGAAATTCAAAACCTTCATTGAGGCCCTGTCTCACATAATCCACAATCATGCCTTTCAAATACACGTCATGACGTTGATCTACCAACACCACAAATTCAGGTTGAACATAATTGATGCAGCCTGGCTCAGGTGTATATTTGTTCACATATTCTAACACATATGCGAGTCCACTGCAACCTGTGGTTCGAACGCCCAGCCGAATACCTGCATAGCCCTTGGCTGCAACCAGTTTGGCAATTTTGTTTCGGGCGGTGTCAGTGAACGTTATCATATTGTTTTATAAATTCTTCCAATTTACTTTCCCAAACAACAGTAACATTGTATCCCAGTGATTCCAGGTATGTTTGTCTGTCAGAATCCAATTGCCATTTTTCTCTAGCAGTTTTCTTTAACTGGGGATGATAAAAATCTTCTTTGAATACAGTTGGATTACAATGCCAATAATCGCCATAAACTTCAACTATGTGTTTTGTGGTTTCATTTATGTAATCAGGTTTGTATCTACCTATTCGCTTGTCTGTTTGATATCCAACTAACACATTTTCTAAAAGTTTTTCTTTTTTACTTCTTGGAGATGTTTTTGCTAATTCAAGGGCACAGATAACGCCGTATTTTTCAAAAACAGTTTTATCTCGTTTTTGATAATATTCTGCATCATGAGTTTTACCGTAAAACGGTTGTTGATTGGCTGGTAAGTTTTTGTTCCAGGCCGTTTGTAATCCTTGTGTATTTTTATTCCAAGGTATTCTGCCTTTGCATGAATCGGACAACTTTTTAGTCCAGGTGTCCCTATTTTTTTCTCGAGTCGCATACCGATCAGCATTCCATATTCGTGACTCTTTCATATCTGGATTTCGCTGCCAATGCAACTTTGCTGAACAAGATTTTGAACAGCATTCTATTCCAGACTCTTTAACAAGTGTCCCGCATACAGGACAAGGCTTGTGTCCTTTTTGATATCCGGTTTTGTTATCTTTTCTTAGAGAAATACCACAACCACAGTTACATAGATTTTTCATAACTTTATTTATCAAAGTTATTTGCTCTATGTTTGCTCGTGTTTTTCTTTATAGTCTTTGATTGCAGCGGCGATGGCGTCAGAAGCAAGGATTGAACAATGGATTTTGACTGGGGGCAGGGCAAGTTCTTCAGCAATTTGGCTATTTTTAAGAGCTGCGGCCTCGTCCAGCGTCTTGCCTTTAACCCACTCGGTAACAAGAGAGGAACTCGCGATTGCACTACCGCAACCGTAGGTTTTGAATCTTGCGTCTGTGATGATGCCATCTTCTACCCGAATTTGTAATTTCATTACGTCACCGCATGCCGGTGCGCCGACCATGCCAGTGCCCACATCGGGGTCATCCTTGGCAAAACTACCCACGTTGCGTGGGTTTTCATAATGTTCCACAACTTTTTCCGAATATGCCATATTGTTCCTTTGTTAATCGAAAGTTTGGCTGAACAGTCGGCCTCGATATCTAAAAGTCACTGTTTCACCGCGCTGTGTCAAGACTGGTACAGATTCGCACACTGTGCGATAACTGATTCCGCCGGGCTGCGACTCGCCACGTCCGGCTTGATAACCCACCACACCACCCACCACAGTGGCAATGTCACGTCCTGAACCACTGCCGATTTGATTGCCAATGGCAGCTCCTGCAATAGCTCCCAGAACTCCGCCTGCTGCATTGCCCGAAGTGGCAGGAGTATGAACAGCCACTTCTCGACACTGTTGTTGGTGTGTGGTAATCATTCGAGGTTCAATTCTCACAATTTCCACAGTGCCATAATTGTTGTATTGGGCCATGGCACCAGCAGACGCAAACAATGCAAACACGATTGCAAATCGTTTCATGGTATTCTCCTTGAGTGGATTATACTATATTTAACGCCTGAAGTCAACCTTTGGTTTACTCGGTTTGATTATTTGTTCATTCCGCGTTTCATTGCGGCTTTGGCGTTTTTGTTTACGATGTCTTGTGCAGTGTCCACTGACATTGCAGTGTTGACTTCTTGATTGCCGCGATAGCGGATGACATCCGAATTTGGCTGAACTGGTTCCAGTATGTTTTTGAGTGGTTCTTTGAGCACCAACTCGTCCAGCATCTGGTCATTGATATTGACGCCAATGTTTTTGGCTGCATTGATAAATGCTTGTTTGCTGATTTCTTTTCGTGCGTTTTGATCTTCGGCGCGGCCAGCAAGAAAATCAACCAGGGCAGCTAATTTTCTAGTGTTGGCCGAGCCGTCTTCAAATTCACGAATCAACATTATCTGCGCTCACGACCCAGGTCGGCGGCAGCGCCAGCAGGTTCTTCTTCGGCACCTGCTTCGCCAGCGGCTGCGTCAAGGTCTGCGGCAGCGGCATCAAGATCTGCACCTGCTGCATCCATATCTGCAACAGCGCCAGCATCAGCCCCGGGCATCATGCCGGTGTCCATGGCAGCGGGTTCGCCAGTGACAACTCCCAGAGCAGCATCCATTTGCTGTTTGCCGGCTTGTAGATTTTGCACCAGGCCGCTGAGTGCAGCAGTGGCATCAGCATTGAATTGATTGGCCTGTTGTTGGCCAACTTCGTTCTTGATACTATCAACTAAAGCAGGAAGATCTTTGAACTGCATGGCAGTGATTTCTTCCAGCATCTTCTGCATCTTGTCTACCATGTCTTGTGCTGCCAGCACAACTTGAGCTTGTTGAACTTCACTGGCTTCACGCAAAACTTCAGTTTCGCGCATTCTGGCTGCCAGTCCTTGTTCCATGACCATGAGCTTCAAGTAAGCAGAATTTTTCTCGCTGCGATGAAAATCAGGTTGGCGACGTTGTTCTTGTATTAGGCCGCGCACGCGATTCAGCATGTTGCGAGTCTGCTTGCGACTCAGATTATCAAATCTAATGTTTTGACCAAAAAAACTTTCAAACACACGAGCGGTTTGTTTTGATTGTTGTGGCGTGGCCAGATCTTGCAGTTTCATTTTCGAATCCTTTTTGCTGTAGGTATTTAGCCCAATTTAAACATTTGTTCAATTGAGTTTCGATATCTTTTTTGTGCAGAATTTTCAGTTCCAATTTGATTTCTATATTTTCTTTCAACACCGGATCACGGCTTTTGTTGGCCACACCTGCACGAACAAATATGTCGTTTTTGATGTTTTCCAACATGTTGTCCAGATTCAACAGATCCCGAGCCAAATTGTATTGTTGATATTTGTCGGCCACACACCAACTTATGGCTGTGCGTGTGCTGTGAAAAAATCCCTGACTTTGATCGTTGATGAATACTTTGTATCCGAATTTCTGGGGAACAATTCTATATCGACCAAATGCTTCGTAATCGCCTTGATCATTTTGCCAAATTAGGCTGGGCAAAATATCCCGAAACTCGCTGCGAATCAAACGCTCGAAATCTTGATCTCTAATCATTTGAACACATATGTTACTAGTAGATAACCGATAACAGCTGTCAAAAATCCAATGATGCCCACTCCCCATGCCAGCAAACGATCATTGTTTTTGTTGGACATTTTTTCAATGCAGTTTTTTACTGTGGTCACTGTGTCAGCAACAGAGACAATTTTTGCCTCCATGTTTTCTAGTTTTTCTTCTATGAATTTATAACGCTGAGCACATAACTCAACATGAGCTTCCAAGCTCTTTTTTTCAATTTCGGTGGTGTCACTCATGATCAGTTATTTACCGTTACAACGTCGAACCAAATGTTCTGTTGACTGCCGTCTGAGGTCAAAAATAAATTGGTAACAAATTTTTCATCCAGGCCTGTCAACATAGGAACACCTTCACAGTCTTGTTTGAGTATGCCAAACGGATCTTGATCCTGTTGATATATGCCTTCAAACTCCACTGCAAATGAAAAATTCCAATAATTGTTGTGGTTTACTGGTGTGGAAACGTCGAATATCTGTGTTCGCAGTTGCAGCAGTTGAACAATGGTTTCCAAATTTCTTTGTTGATTTCTAGCTCTGTCCCAGCTGGATTGATCCACAATATTGTGACCCGCAAGATCAAGAAACGGAACTCGCTGAGGCTTGTAGTGACCTGTGATTCCAGTTTCTGTGATGTCAAAGATTGTGCGGCACTGTATCTGCATGATGCACGATATTTAACCGCCAACAAAAAACCCCGGAAATTCCGGGGTTTGTTGCATCAAATATGATTTGATTAGGTCGATAGCTTGAAGCCAGCGTTGGTGCAAGAGCTGAACTGGTTGGTTCCAACAACACCAGCCACGTTGGCAGCAGCCAAAGCAACTGTGGTGTTGGCAAATGCGCCAACTGGGTAAACAGCAACGCTTAGAGCGGTGCCGTCAACTTGATACATAGCAACTGTGGTTGTTTGCTGAATAGCTTGTAGAGCGTTAGAAACAAAACCATTTACACCTTGTTGAGCAGCCATGGTATTGGCAGCAACGAAACGGAAGAACTCAAGTTTTGGACCTTGAGGTTGAACTGGTGAACCAGCTGTGGATGTTGAAGGTGCAATAGGACCGTTCTGGGTGTCTAGTGCAAATACTGGTTGTGCATCACCATTAGCGCGAGCGAAAAATGCCATAATAAATCTCCTAAGTAAGTGGCCTCATTAGGCCTACTTTTATTTATCCAAACGGCAAAAAATTACTTCGTAGCTGCGGCTTTACGGGCAGGATCTGCAAAGCCGCCTGCGGTTCTGCTCACAACCTTGGCACGGCCTGCAGGGGTGCTAAACACCCAGCCTTCCTGTCCCGGCTGTTGCAAATCCAGCTGTTTCTGTAGGTCTATTTTTAATTCATGCAACTTGTTCCATATGGCAAAAGCAACACTCATGCCCAAGATATTGCTACGAGGACTCTGTAGATATTCCACAATGTTGTTATATTTGCGAGGGGTGACCTTGGTCTTCAGCCACTCGCCAAATGCCTGCGGGGTTGCGTTGGAATAGTCTGTGCCTTTAAGACTGTTGATAAAATCTTCCATCAAGCTTGGCAAGTCTGTGATCTGTAATGCTCTCAGTTCTGCAGGATTGAGAAGACCTTGCAGTGCCTTTGCATTTTCACCACGAGCATAACTGGCCAACTCGCTCATGATTTTTCTATCGAGTTTGAGATTTTGTAAAGTGTCTACTGTGGCACCTGTGACCATGAGCCCAGGCACTTTTTTTAACTTGGATTCAGGATCTGTGACTGGCTGTTCAACGCCTGTGGGATTATCCATGTAGGTGTGTATAGCTAGACCAATTTTGCTGTCTTTGATTTTTTGTCCCAGCGGACTGTTTTCAGGAATTCTATATGGAATACCGCCCATTTTGTTGGGCTGGAACAACAAGAGGCCAGCGTTTGCTTGTACAGGATCAGTTGAACTGTAGAGCATGTCTCCTTTGAAATATCCGCGAAAGTTTTTGGGTGTGGCTGCTTCTAGGTAAGGCCATAGTTCTTGATACATGGGCAACAACTTTTGAACTCTATCAGCTTTGTTACCTTTGGCTGCTGCTGTTTGATCACGCTGAGCCATGATTGCGGCAATTTGTTCAGGACTACGAGCCAGACCTTCATAACCCACAGCAGTGGCTCCGGCTTTGTCTGTGAGCACAAATTCTCCGGCATCGTTACGCCCAAAGATCACAGCTGGACTACCGTCCCACTTGATGGTGGCATATTGCTTGGTGTTCTCAGCAGTTTGTTTGATAATGTCCAAGGCTTCACGAACACCTGCAAGTCCTTTTTGAAACACCAGGTCTTCGATATAAGGTATGCGAGGATTTTTGGCTTCCGCTAGATGTTGTTTTTGTTCATGCTCAATCAACGCATACATGCCTTGATTCACAATTCTATCACGCAGTCGACCCAGAAACCCAACATCGTCTTCTCTCAGCATGGGTTCGTTAAGTCCTTCGCGCTTTAAGTATTCTCGGAAGTCTGCCAGCTTGGCATCTCGTTGCTGGTCCGTGGCCAATGTGGCGTAGATACTTTCTACGTTTTTGAGATTCTTTCTTGTGGCAGTGGGTCCCAACAGTGTTTGTGCCACATAGTCAGGATCCATGCCATTGGGCACTAGTTGATTGGTAGCTCTGCTGAACATGCCATTGGCTCCAACTTTGAGTCCCAGTTGCTTGGCAATGGAGCTCATCAGCACATTACGATTCATGCCTTTGTAGGCACTGTCTTCGCCACCGGCGTAGTAAAATACTCCCCAGTCCAAGTTGGAAAAAAACATAAAATCTGTTTGCACAAATCCATTGGAAGGTTTGCCAGCAATGGGCACTCTGAGATGCACTTCTCCGCCCTTTTTGACCCACTCTTGTGGATCTTGGCCCTGACTTTGTATAAACTGTGTGAGCTTGGCGGCCAGTTGTTCTTTGTCTACTTCATTGACATCAACTGCAAGATCCAAATCCCCAGATGTTGCTGCTCTACCAGTTGATCCCAACCAGCGGAGAGGTGTTTTGGTTTCAGGATCCACGTCAGATGTGAAATCCAGGCCTGTAACTTTTTCTACCCAGGCAACAGTGGCAGGCACATCAGCTTTGTTGATACGCTGTGTCAATGGATTACCGTTGGCATCCTTGAATACATTTCCGCCTTCCAGTAATTTCATTATGTTACTCTCATTCCTGCCAGTCTAGCCAAGGCATTTAACACAGGATTGCCTGTGTTTCCAACAACATTGCTGCCAGTGGCCGAGGTCATTATTTTTCCTAGTTTTTCTAATTCTGCTTTGGTCAATGAAACACCCTGCTGTTGAACTAGAGTCAGTATTTCTGCATCAGTGGGTGTGGCACTACCAGCAGCAGAAGCAGATTGTGCGGTTGCAGTTCCTTTGTTTTTGACTTCTGCTTGTATGGCTGCAATTGCTGTGTTAAAATATGTGTTGATTGCTTGTGTGGTCGCTGGAGATTTTGGATCAGCAAGACTTTGAACAGCAACTTTGGTCAGTTGGTCGCTGAGAGCTTGTTTGTATGCAGGGTTGCTACGAATACTGTCCATGTTAATGCGACTGATGGCCAATTTAGAATCAGACCAACGTTGAAATGCTGATTCTACGTCCTGCAGTTGAGTATCAACTGCTGACGTGTCTGCAGCGCCGGCAGATGCCGCTGGTGCAGAGCTGGAAGCAGCAGGTGCTGCTGGTGCAGTGTCTGTGGCTCTGCGCCTGGCAGCATTTACCACAGTTGGTGCCTGTGCTTGCCATTGTGCTTTTAAATTATTGACCATTTGTTGCACAGCCGGATTCTGCATCACTGTTTGCAAAGACTGCGGCAGAGTCACCGGATCAGCCACGGATCCACCTACAGTGTAAGCTGGATTGCCCAGTGCTCTTCTAATCCAATTAGGATTGGCCAATTTTTCTGCGTTTTTGGCTGCTGCGGCTTGCGTGGCTGCTTGTTGAGCTGCACCTAACTGTGCAGAACTAAACATGCTACCCCAGTTGATTTCATTGACCTGTGATTTTCTTGGTTGATTTAGTTCATGAATTTGCATCTGTGCGTCTCACTGTTCTGGTAAATTTGCCCGGATCACGCAGCTTGATAGCATTCAACAATTTGCGATGTAGGTTTTCTGCTTGTTCTGGTGTGTAAGTGGCATCTATTTCTTCAAGCAAACGAATTGCACTGGTAATAACATTGGATGCACGATTTTCAATGATGTGTCGCTTGTCGCGTTCCACATACATTGAGTCCAGTTCTTCCAGCAAACTGCGAGTTTTCTTTTGCATGACTTCAGGGCCTTTTTGTTATTTATTTAAACATAGCATATACTTGCCGTAAATACAACATGGATACATTTTGTGTTTTGCCTTGGTATGGTTTAAACTTGCCATCAATGACTCCGTGTTGTTTACTACCTAAAAATACCAACATTACCCAAGTTAAACATGATTTACTAGCTGGAATTAAATCACCAGCTTGTGCAAAATGTTGGCAAGTCGAATCAATCGGACAGAAAAGTAAAAGGCAGTTCGAAAACAAATTTTTGGACTACAAACTTGATCGAGATTTAGACAAAATTCAAGAAGATTGTAAAACAAAAACGATTAATCCACTTGTTTATCAGATACAAACCAGTAACCTTTGTAATCAAGCCTGTGTAACTTGCAGTAGTTATCTATCATCTAAATGGGCTGAGATTGAAAGAAAAATGGGAACAGTTCCTCACCTAACATTTAAAATTAAATTATCTGACGTCAACATTGATTATACTACAGCCCGACACATAGAGTTTGTGGGCGGTGAACCATTTTTTGATCCTGCAACTTTTCAAATATTAAACTTGTTAATAGAACACAACAATACCGATTGTTTTATATCAGTAGTAACCAATGGTAGCATCTTACTCAATGACTACCAACTTGACATCCTATCAAAATTTACAGATTTAAATATTTGTATAAGCGTTGACGGAATTGGTCCTGTATTTGAATACCTGCGGTGGCCAGCAAAGTGGAATGTTGTATGTAATAATATTAAAAAATTTCAACAAATCACAAATAATATTAGTATTTCATATACAATAAGCTCGTTAAATATATTGTATTATCAACAAACTGTTGATTGGTTCAATGCTGAAAAGTTAAGATATAATCATAATATTGTTAGTTTCCCAACATGGTTGAGCCTTGACACCATGCCGATAAAAATTAAAAAATTACTAGTTAATAATTCATTTGCCAAATTATGGATACCTGAAAACGGGAATGAAATTTCTCTCAAAGACTATTATATCAAAATACAACAACAAGATCGAGCTAAAAAAATTGATATAAAAAATTATCTACCAGAACTTGCAATTATTTTTGATACCCTAATAGACGAGCCGCAATAGGAGCAACCTGGGCAAAATTTAAATTACGTCTGGTGTCTATCACTCGTAACGCATCTAAGGTAATGTCTAATTTAAAATTTTGTTTACCTAATATGTTTAATTGTTGTATCCATTGCTGACTGTAGTTTGGCAATGATTTTAAATAATTCACCATGTCAGACGACATAAATTCTAGACCGTATATTCCAAATGCTTGATGGACATAGATTTCAATCGGGTCACCAAATACTGATTGACTGAAATTAACACGGCACCATTCAATTACTTCGTCAAGATCTAAAACATTTAATATGCTGGCAGTAACCGTCAACGATAACATACTGTTATGGGGTAAATTATTTTTCCACCAGATTAAATTTTGCTCAACTTGATTCCATTTAGCAGGATAGCGAATATAATTAAATTTTTCTCCTATACCGTCGATGCTAAAACTAATCCTAGTAAATTTAAATTGTTCAATTAATTTTTTAGTTTTATCATCAATCAGTTGTGTGCCATTGGTGTTATACATTAATTTGATATTATGAGCATTGCCTCGATCTACTACATATTGTAATATGTCTTTATGCGTATTAGTTAAAAACGGTTCTCCGCCCCAGAGACGTATTTCTTTAAGTTGAGTAAAATCTAGTGTACCTAGTTGGGTTTTAATAAAATTATCAACCTGTGGACGAACATTTATACCTTTAATTTTTAATTCATTTCTCCAGGTGGTGCTAAGATCTGGGCCGCAAGTTACACAGGCCAAATTACATGTATAATCAATATTAATATCAAGATATTGCAACCCTGGTTCAGACGATTCAAGTCCGTGTGTTTCTAAATATCCCAACCGCATACTTTTTTTGTTTGTTTGTTCTTGTGCATTACATTTTTGACAATATGGTAACGGCAGTTGCCCGGCTTGATTGATATTTCTTAACTGGGTGAAATTTTCATTGTAAAAATTAATACTTGTGTCCTTGACAGGCTCTCCCCAACAACATACCGAATAGGATATGTTAGCATTACTGATTTCAGATAGGGTTAACCCATGATATATCCTAGGACAATATTTTTTATTTTGCATTGTTATGACTGTTTAATTTGACCCAACAATTGTTTTAATTTGGCACTTTGCACGTCAGCAGTTACTTTGGCCGAATCATCAAATTGAGCCAGAGGCTTGTCCCAGGCATGTGTCCCACCGGGCAATTTTTCAGCGCCATCACTCTTTAAATTTGACTTGGCCTTGATTTGATCCATGAACGAACTAGTGGGCTTTTTGCTGAAACCTTCTTCGTCGCCACCCGCATCGGTAATGCGCATGGTTTCCATGTTGTATTCCAAATCAATCTTTTGGCCCACGCCTGTAGAACTACGTGATTTCATACATTGAATCTGATACTTGCCGCGCTCTTTCATGGCCCGACTTGTAAAAATACCAAACACATTGTCTGCTGTGTTGATTTTAGAGATACCACCTGAAATGTGACTGTGATCAAATTCAATCTCCTCTACAGCTGATCGATTTAACTGCGAAGCTGTAACAAGTAAGATGCCCAGTTCCTTGGCCAAGTTACGCAGTTCTTCACTCACATACTTGTCTTTAACAAACAGGTCATTGGGGCTGACTTTGGCACTCACAGGCATCAACAAGTCCAAATAGTCCACCATCATAAAGTCCACCCGGTGTCCTGTTTGAATTTGATACTCTTTCAAGAACGCACGAATATCATTGATGTTGCTTTGTGCTGGCATTGCTTTCACCCGATAGCTACCTGCTTTCTTACCTATCAATTTGACTTTGAGTGCCGCAGTTTCTTTGTCACGACGAATATCTTTAGTGCTCATATTGGTCAACATGGCTGCTGTTCGCAGACCTGTGAGTTCTTCCGAAAGTTCTAGCGTGATATAAACACCATGCAAGCCCTGCTGCACCCAGTTCAAGGCAATGTTCATCATGACCAATGATTTGCCCGATCCCGATCCGCCGGCAAAAATGTTGAGTTCGCCGCGACTGAATCCACCATACAGCAGTCGATCCAGCTGTGGCCAGCCTGTGCTAACCTGTCCGCCCGCATCAAAATATTTGGCAAACATGCCCTCTGGGTCTATCCAAAAGTCTGTGCCTAGATCCTTGGTCAAACTAATTTGCACAGCATCCTTGATCAGTTTTTCCACAGGTTCAAATTCGCCTTTTTCCAACAAGTCTGCGGCCTTGAGAATCGCACGTTCTAGTTCTTGACGCTTGGTAAAACCCTCAAACTCCTGCATGAACCACTCATAGTGTCCTTCATTGAGCTCGGGCACTGAGTTGAGTTTGATGCCAGTGGATGCAGAAATCTGTGTGCGATCCGGCAGCGTCTTGTGTTTGTCGCTGTGTTCTTTGATAAACTCGGCCACCGGGCGCAGGCTCCGGTCAAAGTTCTGAGGATTGTAGATGTTTTGAACACGCACATAGCTCTGTGCATCTTCCAACATCATTTCTAAAAACAATTTTTGAACTTCAACGTTGTATTCTTTTAGCAAGATTCTTCTTCCTTAGTTCAATTTTGATTCGGCTGGTTTCTCGAGATTGCATTATAGTTAGCAAAGTTGCTAATTTGCCAAACTTTACCACTGCATCATTTACGTCCTTGACATCTGTGGGCCAATCGGGTATGCTCACTGACCACCCCAGTTCCAGGGCACGATCAATCAACTCAAGTCCGGCTTTGTCGTGATCGGGAACAACAATGACTTCACGTCCAAGATTGCGTATCAATCTGGCTTGTGCATCGCTTATTGTGTTATGCATTACTGCCAGGCCGTCAATGCACAGTGCATCAAATATGCCTTCAACCACAATCACACATTGCCAACTGTCGTTCTGTAGCTCTGTGCCAAACACATAGCCCGGTTGTGTATGGTTGATATACTTGGGTGCTTTGTTGTCCAAAAATCTAGCACACCATCCCACAATTTTCCCATCGTAGGTAAAAGGTATTGTAACATGCGGTCGCACCCAGTTAACACCATCTGTGCGAATGGTTGTCATTGCCGGAAAGTCCGGGGGCACACATCTATCTCTAAGATAATTCCAATACAGCGGTAAGTCGGGGGTGATTAGTTCGCTGGCAGGCGGAAAGTCATCCGATTCCTCAAACTTGACGTCGCCGATGGTATTGGCAACTCGAGCTCGATCATCCAGGATGCCATGTATGCTACGATGTCTTAGACTTTCTAAATTTAGTGCATTTATTTCTTGTTCAGGAACTCCAAATCGTTCCAACAAAGTTGTTGCTTTGTATCCCAGTGTTCTACCCAACACAAAACTGGCAGTGTATCCACAGTTGAAACAGTGATAACTCCAGCCTTGCTCATTGGTCTTGATTCCGCCACGACTGCGCTTTTCGTTGCAACAAGGGCAGTTAAAGCTGATCCAGCCCGAAGGCGTTTGTTTACGCTTCGCAGGCAAGTAACCAAAGATATCTAGCATCTTGCTAGTTTAACACAAATCAATGTGAGTGATCAAGCGGTCTCGGATAAGACTGTGTCCAATTTCGTTGGGATGACCGTGAGCGCAGATCAATTCTCTTCGTTGATTTCCTGGATGATCCCTAAACCAAAGTGTCCAAGCAAAGTCTGGCCATGCCAAAGTGGGTGCATTGGCAACAGGGCGTTCAGCTGGCATGATATTGAATTGCAATAGATTGAGATTGTTTCTGGCTGCAATGCCATCAAAGAACAGCACAGCTTGTTGATAGTTCAATTGATTCAATGCACGACAATTGGTCAAGGTCATTTGATATTTGATCATTGTGGCAAAATCATCGGGCACAACCGAACTTCCGAAATTTACCCAGGTGCTGTGAACAAATTTGTTCCAGGGTGGATCATTGCTGTAGTGTTGATGATTGGGGTTGTAATGACTGATTCTGTCGCTGTTGGTCAACCCAATCAATATCAAACATTGGTCCAGGGGCACAGTTTCATGATCCAGCCACCACTGAAATGTCCACATGGCACTGTCAAGACTGCCGCCAGGAATACCAAAATTTTCGGTTGGGACGTTGTAGTGCGTGCCTAGTTGGCCCAGAAAACAATTTTTAAGTCTGTAGTCAGTGTTTTGATCGTCGCTGTAGTGACCGTTGGGGTTGATTGCTTGATAGCTGGGATCCATGAGCTCATCGCCGTAGATCCATGAGTCGCCAAATCCAACGATTTTCTGAAATTGCATTTATCTATATAGTATATTTTCCGCTCTTCCTGTAGAAATCACTATCTGTGCCTGTGTGTTTGTGGGAGGTATGGGTCTATAACCAGAGCCACCGTCAATGATATTGATAGCAGTGAGTTCGCCTGTGGCCAAATTGACATCGGCTGTGGCTCGGGCGCCTGCACCGTTGCCCACAAATTCAATCAAGGGCGGCGCCAGGTATCCGTTGCCTTTGTAGATGATAGTTGCGCCCACAATTTCACCAAGGTCTGATACCAGGGCCGTGGCCTGTGCAGGGTTGCCAATTTGACCATTGAGTCCAGTGGTGTAAACTGAGTTATTGAATGCCAATCTTAGGATGGGGTAATATCCAATCACATGAATATGCACAGTGCCAGTTCGGTTGTAGTATTGCACACTGTCTGTGACATTATAGAATATGCTTTGATAGTTTTCGGCAGCTTGAACTTTGATGGTTCCGGTATATCCTATCAAATCCATTTGAATTGACGTTACCGAAGCTGTGGGCACAATAAAGCTGCTGTAGTATTCTGTGCTGAGTATAGGGCTATAAGTGTTTATGGTTGCGCCCGGGGTTCTTGCCCAGTCTGGATAAGTTGCAGGAGTTCCGCTGGCAGTGGAGCCAGTCATGGCGCTCATGTCCACTGTGGGAATAGTAAGCTCGGCACTGGGGAAAAATTCCGGAAATACACTGTCAGTGATGTCAACGTCGGCTCTTGCACCGGCCTGGGCGTCCACAAACACAGCTTCGGTCAAGTTACCCGAACGTCGAGTTATGCTGTAACTGGCAGGTTGTGCCCGCACAGCATCTAACACACCTGCGGGCAAGGTAACTTTGGCACGACCAAACTGTGCGTTTAGTATGGTCATTTCTGTTTCGTTTACCAATGCTTGTCCTTCTTGGTCCACAAGTCTAAACACAAAGGTGCTGCCGGTGACATTTACAGGTTTTTCATCTTGGTTAATAAATTCAAACAAAATAACGTTGTCCACGCCTTTGTTGATTGTTAGTTTTTTTGCATACACAGAATTATACCTCATTGTAAAGTAGTCACCACCGGTGTCAATCAATAAGACTTTGGTTTTCTGCTGATATAAATACGCCGTGGTTGAATACATAGAAATCTCCAACAATATTTATGGGCAGTGATATCTTCGAAAAATTGGCTGAAAAATACCCCTTCATAACTCTTTGTGTTTATGCAAACAGTGAATATGTTGGCATTGTGCAAAATCGAGATGATGCTATAACTACCATCTACGATTTTGGCAGCATACAAGACATAGATCTAAAACGCCAGTTTTTAGAGCAGGCAAACGTATGGTGGTGGGAAAGCAATCGCAGTATTCCCATCAACATTTTCCTCAAGGATGATTGGGAGGTTTTTCGTCCCTACTTGAAAACGTTCAGCAACAAAGACCTAGAAATACTGCATGGACCTGTGTGCAGCCTCAACGAAATGGCCCGCAAGAAATCCAAGCGTAAATCGATTACGCTGGTTCGACGGCTTGATTGATCAAGTTCATGTGCAAGGCCACCAGGGCTGCGTAAGAAATTGCATGCGCCTTTTTAAACGTGTAGCCTCGAGTATCGTCCCCGTCCCACACCGACGCAAACACTTCGTCCCAGGGACAATTTTGTAAGTGTGCTTTTCCCGGACGAATTATACTAATAAATGCAGCCATTCTGGGTATTGAGTCAGGCTTCATTTTCTTCAACAGTTCAGTATAATTTCCAATGTGCACCAACTGAGTTGCCCACTCTGAATCCTGCCAAAGTCTTGCCCAAGGTGGTGGTGTTGTCAACATTTGTTTGTAGTGTTCGGGACTTTGTATCAACTTGTAAACATGCATGTTCAAAAAGTCAATTTTAAAATATCCACGATTTTCTGCAGTTTGATAATCTATTGCAGCGCACTGGTTTACAGGATCCCAGGGAATGTCTGTGACATATACACCCGAGTTATGTCGTCTAACTCGACCATCCACTATTTGTCGTGCAGGCACATGCTGTATCAGTTTCAGCACAGCATCTCTGTCAGCAAAGTCTAAGTCAATGTCTGCGCTCATTGTGTGTAATACCTTTGATTATATCAATGTCCATGCGATAAAAATATACACCAACTGGTGCGCCATTTGATCTGCGCCCAAGTGATTCCAAAAAGCCTTGGTGGTGATGTCACGATTGCCATAGTTCATCTTGATCCAGTCAATGTGATAATGTAACACAAAATCCAGGATGCCCATGATTATGGCCCACACTGGCACAACGAAAAATCCCAAGATGGCTGCGGTGCCTAGGCCATGTTTAAAACTGTGACCAACTCCGCGCAGATCCAAGTATGTGCCTTTGTGTTTGACTTCTTCATCGCTTTGATTAACAAAGTCCACATACCAGTGCTTTATTTGTAACAATACCAAAATAACAATCACTGTTTCCATTACCATCCTGCCTTGGTTAGTATTTCTCGAGCATATTCTTGATCAGCTGGATAGTCTGCAAATTTCTTGTTCCATGTATCTACATTGATATATGGCCAAATCATAGCCAACTGCTCCTGGTTGGCCTCACTCAAAAACTTTTGTCCTGACTCTGAATTATAAATCACCCAAGCGCTCAGTCTGCCTGTGGTAATAGCATAACACACAGCATTGGCGTTGCCGTAGCGCACACAGTCCTGACTGGGACTACCATTCTTTTCGGCCCAGTCAATGGCATATTCCATGGCTCTGGACAAGGCATCATCCACTGCTTCTATGGTCAAATACCAAGTCAGATACTCTGTGTAGAGTTGATCAGATGCCCAACGGTCAATTTTCTTTTGATGCTTCAACAGCCAGTTCATAAACTGGCCAGGATTGATCGTTTTGGCTCCAACACAGTAACGCCCAAACTTTACAAAGGCCAGATAATAACTGCTTTCACAAAAGTCTTCATAGGTCTTTAACTTTGCTGATCCTTGAGCCTGCTCATAGAATTTGATATAGGCTTGAAATCCCAGACGCACACCCGGATCGTCTTTGTTTAGTCTACGACGTTTGGGCTCACACATGTGAACCTCAATGCTGCTTTCTTTGGCAAATGTTTTTTTACAGTATTCACAAACAAATGTCATTTTTCTCGACCATGCAGTTTGATGTAGTTGTCAAGATCTTTTTTTGTAGTAACAGCAGCCAACACATCAATTTCATCTTCCTTGTAGTGCGGGAAAAGTTCTGCCAGTTGTTTCTTCAAACTGCCTGCTCCTGCTTCTTTCTTTTTAGGAGCAATCCATTGATGTCTTTGAGCGCCCATGTCTGGACTCACTGTGGTAGCCAACAACCATTGCAGTTTGGGATGTTTGTTGATGTCAAAGAAATGTTTGTTCAGTCGCTGGTTGGCGGAAATCACATAGAACTCTTGCAGTTCTCTGCTGCCCTGCACACTTGAACCCCAACGGATCATCAAATAGTTTGAAAACTTTTTCTTTTCTTCATCAGTCAGGTCGTCATAGAATGACCTGACCTTGTGGTCAAACATCCGCATTTCGTTGGCAATGTTTAATTTATCGCTCATTCTTTTTAAGATTATACATTACAAACAGTTGATCCAGCAACTGTTTCATGCCCGGATCTGTTTCGCACATTTTGACCACTTCGTTGAGCTCGGTCAACATACGCTGATTGGGGCCTTTTTTGTAGGGATCGTAGTCAGCACCCGACTCATACCCGACCACACGCCGTGTGCTGGGATCAGCACCAAACTCTCTGGCATAGATAATGCCTTCACTACGTTCGTAGATGTAGGTTGCGCCCGGAGTAAGTGTGCCCATTAGTGATTGCGCTGCCCGCCAAACACACAGTTGAATACCATGTTCATGTCCCCGGTGTTGATTACTCTATGAAATGCACCGTCAGGAATCAACACAATGTCACCTTCTTTGACATCAAACGGTTCGGAATCTTCTTCGCCCACAATCATTTGCCCCCAGCCCTGCACAAAGAAATACACTTCTTCTTGCCCGGGATGCCTGTGTCCGCGAGTTTGCTGGTTGCGATACAGCTTGGTCGAACTCAACACCAAATTTTTTAGAGTCTTGTTGTCTTTGAGCACGTAGGTGTCATTGCTTTTGACAACATCGCCACCTATGTCATATTCGTTGACTTTGTTCATGTTACCATGCCTTGTCGTAATTAACAATTTCGCAGTTGCGACTGATGTCTTTGACAAAATACACACACTGCGGTTTGTGTCCTTCGGTGATTGGCACACACAATATCTGCCCATTTTTAAGCTTGGGTGCATACCAAGTGACTTCTTGATACACATCCACAATTTCAATTTCAGGAAAACTGGGTCTAAAACTACTCAGCGGATTGAATTCAAATATTTTAAAACCACGATCATTGATCGACGTCAATGGCAACATTTCCAAGTCGCCAAGATCGGGTTCACCAATCAGCACTTGCCAGTCCATGGGCATGCGAATTCTTTGTTGACCAATACGAAGAACCAATGCAGGCGCTGTAAAGCTTTCTAAAAAAATCAGCGGGATGTAATGATAGTCCGGGTCTGCTGGTGTAGAATTATCCAGGATGGCAAACCGCATGTCATCCACTTCTTCAGGTAGATGGTCCAGTTCAAATGTTTGATTGTCTAGGGTTAAAATGCGAATTTTCTTCTCCAAGATAAATAAAAGTGCAGATCGCGTAGCGTCAACTACCATCTGCTCTAACAGTTATCAAGGAACTATCAGCCATGTATTTACAAAACAAGTATACTAAATGTTATTATAGTATTATTGACCGGGCAATGTCAAGAGATTTGTCAAAAGAAATCTATACCGAACGCCACCACATTATTCCCCGAAGTCTAGGAGGATCAAATAACTCAACTAACTTGGTCAAACTTACAGCAAAAGAACACCGGCTTGTTCACATATTATTGCCACGCATGACCATCAACCCTGCACATACAAAAAGTATGTGGTATGCCTTGTGGATGATGTTAAGAACAAGAAACAAAGATCAAAATAGAAAAATTTCCAAAGGTAGTATGTTTGAATTTGCTAAAATTGAGGTAGCTAAAAATTCATCTCAACTTCATAAAGGCAAAACAGTGTCTAACGAAACCAGAGAAAAACTATCTAAATCCTGCCAAGGTAGACCTTCTGCATTCAAAGGTAAAACACATTCTGCTGAGTCAAAACAAAAATTATCAACCGCACATAAAGGTAAAACTATTGCCCCAGAGACTGTTGCAAAAATTCTAGAGTCACGCAAGCATTATCGGCATTCTGAGGAGACCAAGCGTAAAATCAGCCAAAGTCAAATGAGCAAAACCGTAATAGTCTCTGAGGAGACCAAGAAAAAAATTTCTGAATCTAAAAAAGGAAAAAGTGCAGTTTGGCTAAAAGGAAAGCCGGCACATAATCAAGGAATACCTCATACTAATGAAACAATAGAAAAAATGCGTGTGCCAAAACCTAAATTTACATGCTCTCATTGCGGAATCGTGGTTGGTGGTCAATCAAATTATAATCGCTGGCACGGTAATAATTGTAAGAAGATCATTTGATGGTCATCCATTCAAGTTTTTCTTGCGTGAACGGGTAGTTGGCTTCTTTGTAGTAGGCTTTGCGTTTGGTAAGGTGTCGCTTGGCAAACTTGCAGGTTGAGGTGACGTCCCAGATCTGCACATGGTCTTTGTCTTGGGCTTTGCGGATTCCTCGACCAATTGATTGTATGACTCTAACAAACGACTTGCCTGGTTCAACCAGCACAAGGTTAAATATACGGGGTATGTTAATACCCACTGCGGCAACACCATAGGTTGCGACAATGATTTTGTCTGAGGATTCTGCGACTTCTGCATAGTGTTCTTTTCTTTCGGTTCCTTTGGTTGCGCCTGACACAAATACCGCACGTTCGCCCAAGCGTTCCACCAAGGCCTGGCCGGCTGCTACCCTGTCTACCAGCACCAAGGTATTGCCTGTTTCATTGACCTGTCGAATCAGCGAAGCAATGGTGTCCAATCTGCCGGACTCTTCTAACAGGTATTTGAGTTCGCTTTGATAGTTTGCGTATTCCACATGGTCTTGCAGTTGCACAATGTTGACATGGCATTGCGCCAACACACCCTGTTGCTGTAATTCGTTGGCTGATAGTTTGCCCACCACAGGCCCAAGGCTGACCAACAGAGCTTGGCTTTCGAATTTCTCTTTGGGAATGGTTCCTGTAAGTCCCCAACGCAACGGAATCTTGGCCATTACTCCTGTGAGTAGTGTTTTAAGTGCATCGGCCTTGGCCATGTGCACTTCGTCCACCATAATACACACAACATTTTCAATAAAATCACCGATGGTAAAATCAGCCACCCCGGACTTGGTATTCTTCAGCAACACATTTAGACTTTGCCAGGTGCAGATGGTATGTGTGCGTCCAAATTCTTTGCGATCACCGTAGAACACTCCCACATCAAGTCCTAAATTAATATAGTCTGCTTCGGTTTGTTCCACTAGGCTCTTGTTGGGCACAATGACAATTGATCTGCCATAAGTTTCTACGGCTGCGCTAAGTGTGGCAGTCATGATAGTTTTGCCGGCACCAGTTGCTACTTCTTGAATGCACTGAGGATTTTGCAAAAAGTTGTTGACAATCTCAACTTGATAATCTCTCAACATCACTGGCTCACCTGCTGCTGGATGTCCTTTGGGCCATGTTTGATGTGCCCAACGATTTTCTTTCACGGCATTAAAGTTAAACGCAACAGAATAATCACGCTGATCATCTAGTTCAATGTCGTAGTTCAACTGTTCCAATGCAGGAACAATTTCGGGCAGTAAGTTTGTATAAGTGCTGCCGCCTAGCTGAAAGAAGCTGACCTTGCCATCCCATCTACCCAGTCTTACCGCAGGCAAATATCGTGCATAAGGAATGTCATATTTGAATTTGTTGACTAGTG